TACTTTAGCATTAATTTCTTCTACTGTAGGTTTAAACTGTAGCTTCATTATTAATCACCTCAATTGTTATAGTAGTAGGTTTATAACCATCAGCTTTAAGTGTGATATTGTATGTTCCTTCTTTATAATGTGAAAATTCTATTACGCTATCAGTTACAGTATATTCAGTATCTTCTATAACTGCTATGACTTCATGCTCTACAGTTATAGTTATTATTTCATCTATTGTTACTTGGGTTTTATCTACTGTATAATTTATTTGTGGGTATACTACAATATTTGTTACCTCATTATTTTCTACTATCAAATCAAAATAAGGATAGTTATTTATTATTTTCTCTGCTAAAGCCCTACCCTCTACTGTTGTTTCATCTATTACTAATCTGTCATCATTGTACCAATTTTCGTTAGGTTTGTCGCTTCTTGTTTCAAACGCTTTTGTTAATTTATCTATAATCATGTTTCCCCTCCTTTAACCTATTGCTACATAATGATATGTCCGTGAACTAGCATTTGTTCGTAATGAGCCTATACCTACGTTAAAACCATTAGTAACTATATCAATTCTTGTAGCATTTGTATTAGCTTGAAAATAAGTATTATGCCACCCTAAAGATAGCCCAGCAACAGTGTGGATAACTATCTCATAGTAGCTTGTCATTAAAAACACGTATTTTGGTGTGAAACCTAAGTCGATAAATCTATCATATGTGTCATCACCCATATACGTACCAGTTACTACTTTTGTATCTTCACCAACTTTCACCCATGAACTACCATCCCAAATTTTAAGATTTGCCATTACTCATCACTCTCCTTACTTTCTTCCCCTTCTAATTCATTAAGAAGATTAATTTGTGCTAGGAGCTCTACTGCTCTTTTATCAAGTAATCTAATTGTGTTAATTGCCTTGTTATATTCCTCTATAAGCTTTTCTTTCTTCTCTTTTAAATCCACATTAACACCTCCTCTAACTTGATGTATCTATCCATATATCATTTATTTGTGGTGAGATTGGTGCTGAACTTGAAATAGTTATCTTACCACAATTTCCTACTGGCACTTTATCCCATTCAGTCCATGCACCTCCACTACTCCACCTTGTATAAATTCTTTCCTTGCCACCAGATAAACCAACTGCTATCTGTGCATTAAATCCATCATTATTATGGTGGTGCATATTTATTATATGCCACCAATTGCCTTCTATTTGAGCTGTATTGTTTGCATTATACAATCCTTCAGCAGTAGTGTAGAATCCGCTTTTTAATGTTGTGTTATTATGTAAGACATCATGTGTAACGTTCTTCGACACATTAGCTAAATATTCACTGTTATTATATTTGTAATATTTTATATCTCCATCAACAGCTACAGCTCTATTAAAGTAAAATGATGGTCTATCTGTGCGAAAGTGAGAATAACTTGGATTACCAGCCCCTATACTTATAAATCCATATGGTGTTTGTATTCTAAGATACTCCCCTTCACCTCTTATATACCTATCGTCGCCACTATGTCCCCCAAAACTAAGCCTATCTTTTAGTTTTAATCTTCCATCTGTAGTAAGTGACATAGCACCATCTGATTTTGACTGTCCTTGATACCCCCACCACCAACCTCTGTCACTATCATTGTTCATACAAAATGTCATGGCGTAATCTCCGAGATATCCATAGGTTACTCCACTCACCATGCCTACACCATAATAGTTACTCGTACCCCATAATCTAAATTTAGTTTCTTCATTTCCTGCTTTTACATAATGATAACTTGGAGATAGTGGAGCATAACTATGTGTATGCCCTACATCAGCTTTAGTTAAAGGGTCAAAGTTACCTTCGTGCCAAATCCTATATCTATTAGCACCCTTACTCCAGCCACCAACTACAAGGTCATTTATATCTCCCGCTAAACCGAAATGACAAGCATGATCTCCTGCAACATGAAAAGTCATTAAAGCATCTGCACCTGCTGTTGGCTGGTAAATTTGTAACGCTTTGATTTGTCCAGTATTAGTTACATCTATCCCACTATCATTCTTTATCACAGTAAGTCCATCAATCGTGCCACCAATTAAAGGCAAATATGAATGAGTATGGCCTACATCTGATTTATTACTAAGAAGTCCATTTATCTCTGATTCGGTGTAATATCTTCCATCGTGATCGTGAGTTATAGCTGAATATATAGTATCGTGATTATGACTTGACAGGGCATAGCTATTAAGTAGATTATTTATCTCATCTTCTGTATAATACAAATCATTATGATCATGTTGTGCTGGAGTAAATTCACTTGGTTTGTCTGGGATACTGCTCCAACTTACTTCTCCAATTTCTCCACCTGTCTCAATAAGTGGTTTATCTAGCTCCTGCTTAATTTTGTCGATTATTGTAGGGATATTGCTACCAAAGGTAACTTCTATACTAAATCTATCAGGTTCGTATATCTCTTTTACTTCTGTGATTCTAGAATCTAATGTTATGTTCCATTTTTTGTTCTGAACAGCGACTATATCTCCTATATCCCAGTCCTCTTGATATTTAAATGGTCCATAGGTTGATACTTCACTTGTAAATGATTGTAATGGTTCTAATTCCTTTAATTTTTGTAAACCTCTATCAACTAAATCCTCTTGTATATCAATATCTCTTGCATCTATAAAAGTTTCTATTCTATCAAGACCACTTTTTTCTGAATTTATCTCAACGATTTCCCTGCTTTCACCTTGTCCTTGACCTCCAACATAAGCTACATTTTTATAGTTAAGCTCACTATCTATAAAGTGTTGTCCCTTTATATTGTCAAAATCAACACTAAAAATTACTGGGGGATTATTAGTTTGACTAGAAGTCAAATCTTTGCCTTCTAATACATCAAAAACCCATTTTTTATTTTGTATATCTAGGTATACAGTCCAACCTAATCCACTTACTATAGATATTTTTTCAAGTTCACTATCTAACTGTTTAAATCTACTTTGATACTTTATTTGCTCTCCTCTATTAAGATTATCTGCAATTATTAAATTCTTAATTCTTCTGTTTACGTTAGTAGGGTTTATAACATTTACATCTACATAGTGCTTTAATACAGTTTCAGCATTATTGTTAATGTAATCGTAAGCTTGTCCAGCAGGTGGAACTGTAAATCTTCTCCCTAATACACTTTTTAATTCAAATCCTTTAACAAGCAATGTTTCACTCTGCTTGCCACTTTCATCAAGCTTCAACTCTCTATGCCTAATGATTCCAACTTTTTTAGTATCACTACCTATAATTATCAAGTTATCTTTCTGTAGTTTGTCTGTATCTTTTTTATTTATGTTTATATGAAGCTCAAATTGTCCGTATTTGTGATAACTTCGAGTAAAGATCAAAGCTTCATAGTCATCAATTTCTGCCAGCAAATTAAAATTCTTATCTATTACTCTAATAGGTTTCAACCTATCACCCTCTTTACTCACTTATATCAATCCAAATGTCGTTAGTTTGCGGGCTTGTAGGAGCAGCAGTAGAAACGGTTAAAGAAACAGTTCCTTTTACGTGCCCACTGTGAGGAGAAGCTTTAGCTTCGTGTGTATCAGTATACGCCTTGGCATTATTTTCAGCAGTATCTGCTTTGCTTTGTGCTCCACTTGGCGTCTCTGCTCCTATATTTGCAGGTGTGATGTCGTGAGGATTGCTTTTAGCTTCATGGGTATCTGTATAATTTTTTGCATTTGTTTCTGCAGCACTTGCCACTGAATCTGCATAAGCTTTGGCATTACTTTCAGCTTGACTTGCTATATTATCAGCATATGTTTTTGCATTACTCTCAGCTGTATTAGCTTTTAATTGAGCTCCAGTAGGAGTTTCAGCTCCTATCTGACCAGGAGTAACATTGTGAGGATTTTCTATATCTAGCGTATGTGAATCTAAATCGTTTTTAAACTGGTTTAAATCTAATTGACTATACTCATTCTGAGCATTATTAAACCATGTATTCCATTCATTAGATATATTAGTTTTTTCATTTAGCCAATCATCCCACATATCATTAGTAGGTATGGTTATTAATGATGAAACAAATCCACATAACTGTTCATCTAGTCTTTCATCTACAATTTGACTTTGTTCAATATAACTTTTCCCTGCAATTATTCTTACCTGTGCTAATGAAATCTCATATACAGTATCTGTACGTTCAAGTTCAGGTGGGATTGGATTATCAGACTTAGTGCCTTCTTTAATAATTGATAATATATTTCTGCTTAGCATATCTAATCTAATTACAATCCTATCTATTCTGTCTTGAAAAGCATCTGCAGCACTATGTGTTAATGTCTTTGTGCTATCGTTTTTATACATATATCCATTGATAAAAGCATATCCTGAATCTACTATTGTGTTCATAGTAGAACCTTCAGCAGTAACCTTTAAAGCTTGCTCTCCATTAAACACACCATTAGTTAGAAATGTTCTAAAATATTCAGCAAATTCATCCGCTTGATACTCCCTTGGATCTTCGACTGTACTGTTAAAAAATCTATAATGTTCGGCCATAAAATCACCTCACTATATTCCTATATATCTATTACGCCACTGAATAGATATTTTAGCCTCGTTTGTTCCTTCGTCACTATCACATTTAATAACATTTGTACCGGGTACTAATTGAAAAAATGTACTATTTAAATCAATCCAGTTAAAAGCATTAGTTCTATTACCTAAAGAATCTTCTATTTCTACTATTTTATTTCCAAACTTAGTCGAAACAATGAGTTTTTCACCAGCTAAAATTGATTTATTTACTTTTATAAACTCATTAGTAGTTTTATTCTCAATTTTAGGATTGGTAGCTGGACCAGAAAATTCAACAATAACTGGTGTTTTTACATCACCTTCATTTTTTATCACTATCTCTGGAGACCCTTTAGTTGCAAATCCAGAACTCAAAACTAAAGGGAATTTTAAACCACCATTCCAAGTAGCAATCTCTTTGCTCTCAACATAAGTGTCAAGCCAAAATGGTAAAGGAGCAATTAGATGAATTAATGTTTCCAATTGCTCCTCTGGTAGCTCATTATCTTCTTTGAATGTAGGTGATGTTTTTACAACTACCTCAACCTCCTTTTCTCCTCCATCATGCTGATAAGTAAGAGTTCCCTTGCCAAGTTTAGGATTAAATACTCTTAGTATTTGATGTCTTAACTGGAATCTTTCTTCTTCACTTTCTGATATAAGGACTACATTTAAAGAGATTAATCTTTCATTAATTACACTGTCTATATAGGTTTTCCCATCTTGGTAGGGAGATTTCTGCATCTGTACATCTGTTTCAATGCCTCCAGCACCAGTTATGTGCTTTAGAATAAATGGGGTTTTATCTCCTAATTCAACAGTTTCATTTTTACTATTTCTGAAAATAAGCTTTTCCATCTAAACACCCCAATCCATTGCTAATTGTCTAAGCAAAACTTCTTGTTCCTGTTTAATTTTACTAGGATTAAGTGGCTGTGGACTGTTAATAACTGCATCCATATTAATAGAAGGCTTTATATACTTTGCTAAAGCTTTTCCAAGTTTATCGTAATCAATTGTCTGTGCATTATTTGAAGTATTTATTAATCCATTTATCATTTTTCTAGATAAAACAAACTCGCCAGTTTGAAGTATAGCTGGTACTTCATCATGTTTTAAGCCAACAGGTTTTCCTACCCAGCCACCATCATGCCACTTAGGACCACTACCAATCCATCCACCTGGTTCTTCTTCCTTGTCTTCATCAACTACTATCCTACTATTGCCATTACTATCTATTACAGTATGCTTACCATCCTTAAATATATGATGTTCTCCAGTATTTTCATTATAGTAGTGCTCTGAATTGTCATCATCCCTACTACTGCCTCCACCACCTCTTGGTGTAGATAAATCATATACTCCATGCCCTACAGCTTTATAATATTTTTCCCAAGCACTACTGGCATTGTTAACTTTTTCAATAGTTTCTTTTATTTCATTATTTACTTTTTGCTGAGCAATTTGTAAATCTATTAACTTAAGCTCTAACTCTTGTACTACTTCACTACTACTGCCATATTTTTCAGTTGCAATTACTAAAGCTTCTTGAGTATTCTCAATTTCAGAGTTCAGAGCTTTATGTTTTTCTTTTTGCACTTCTAACTTTTTAGAAAGCTCTTCTGTACTGCCCTCTAATTCTTTGTTTTTTAGTTTCCATAGTTCAAATTTTTTCTCAATAATTGATACTGTATTTTCTACATAGCTATTAACTTTATCAAGTGCATCTTTAATTTTTTGTGCAACATTTTCTGATGATTTTGCAACCTTTGGTATATTATCAATAATTCCTTGATTGAACATATTCATAAAGTTTGGAGCCCATTTATCAGAGTCGGATGCAGGCCCCTCTTTGGTTGGAGATGAAAAGCCTAAATAATCTTTAATTTTTATAGCTACAGAATTAACAGCATATTTTACATCATTTACTTTATTTTTAATCCCTGTTGAAAACATAGTTACCATATTTTCTGCCCAAGTAAGAGCATCGTTTTTAAGCTCTGTCCATTTATTTATTATTTCTGTTTTAATTTCTTGCCATTTCTTTTTAGCTGTAGTTTTCATGTTGTCCCAGCCTGTAGAAACATTACTTTTAATTTCTTCTAACTTCGTTGAAATATCAGTTTTCATCTCATCCCATTTAGCTTTTACATCTTCAACCATCTGATTTAACTTTTCAGATGCATCTTTCTTAATATTTTCCCATTTCTCAGATAAATTATTTTTAAATACTTCCCATTTGCTTAGGATTTCTCCTGTTTCCCAATCTACTTTATCTATGTGCTCTTTAGCTTGTTTTTTAGCTTCTTCTACTATTTTTTTATGCATTATTTCTGCTCTTTTAATTGTTTCATTTTTCTGCTTTTCAGCTTCTTCGATAAGTTTTTGAGCTTGCTTCTCAGTAATACTTCCCATTTGGTCTCTTTGTTTTATTATTTCTGCTATAACTTTTTCGTATTGTTCCTCAGCTTCTGCAATGACTTTTTCCTTCTGTTCTTTTGAGTTCTTTACTACCTCAGCTGCTTGCCTAGCAGTTATTTCACTGGCTTGATTTTTAATCTTTTCCATTATTACTCGCTGTTCTACTTCACTCTCACTTAGTGCTTCAATCCCATAATCAACCATTTTTTGCTGTATTTCATTTATTTCTTTCTGTTCTTTTTCTGTTAATGAACGTTTTTCTTTTTTGGCTGTCTCTAATATTTCAATTATTCTATTTTGACCATTTTCAACTATTTTTTTTCTTGCTTCATAACCTTCTGTTACTGATTTAATCATTTCTTCTTTCTCTTCCTGAGTTATTCCATCAGCAGTAGAAAAGAACTGATTTAAAGTCTCTAGCGATTCATCTTTGTCTTTATTTAAACTTTCAACTATTGTATCAGACATCGATTGAAAATTATTGATTATATTATTTGACATTTCTTCTGTGACTGCTTGACCAGACCATGCTAAAGAATTAAGTGCAACGGTTGCTTTATCATTTAAGTCTAAAAAACCTCCTACTGCTTCTTGGGTACTATTAGAAACTTCAGACCCAAATCTTTGTATTTCTGGAATTGACTCAGAACTAAGATGTTTACAAAGAGCATATCCACCAGCAGTTAATGCTGCTATTCCAGTTATAGTTAATCCTATTGGTCCAGTAAGTGCAGTAAGAGCTGTTCCCAATCCACTAGTAGCACCTGTTGCTAATGTCGCTCCAGCTGCGGCCATACCTGATGATGCTGAAAATATACCAAAAGCTCCTGATATTGTTGTTACTAAACCTATTATATTCCCAATAGAGCTTGCAAGAGTACCCAATATCAATAGTACTGGCCCTATAGCTGCTACAACCATTCCTATTTTTACAATCAGCTCTTTCGTACTATCATCTAACCCCTTAAACCAATCTATCCACTCTTGTACTTTCTCTATCATTTTCATTACGTAAGGTAGTAGTACTTGACCAAGTTCTATACCTAAATTTTTAAGAGAATTGAGCATATCCCCTAAGCCATCATTGACACCTTGCTCCATTGTTTCAAATGCTTTTTGAGTAGCTCCAGCACTATTATCCATAGCATCAAGAGCTCCTGAAAAATCCTTCGCCCCTGTTGTAGCAAGAACTGTTACTGCATTAAGGGCTTCTGTAGAGCCAAAAAGCTCTGCCATCTTATCAGCATTTCCACCAGTCTTTTCACGAATTTCATCAAGAAATTTAGCCCATCCTACTGATTTAAGGTGTGCTGCACTAAACTCTATGCCTAATTCTTTAGATAAATCTTTAGCTTGTTTAGTAGGTTTTAATATATTTGAATATGCAGCTTTTAATCCTGTAATTGCTTCACTTGTGCCAATACCATTTTTAGTAAGTGTTGCTATTGAAGCAAATAGCTCCTGGGTAGATACATCTAAACTTGCAGCTATTGGAATAACATTACCTATACTAGATGCCATTTCACCAAAGGTAGTTTTTCCGTAATTCTGTGCCATAAGCATTTGGTCTGCAACTGATTGCATAGCTTCTTTTCCTTTTAAACCATATGCATTCAAAACAGTAGTTAAACCATCAACTGCGGTAGTTGTATCTGTAAATCCTCCTATAGCTGCTTTAGAAGCTATTTCTACATAGTCAAGAGCGTTCGCTGTATCGCCAGTAGCTGAAATTGTTTGATACAGAGTTTCATTAAGTTCATTAGCAGCTATTCCCATTTCATCGGAGAGATTCAAAACACCTTCTTGAATTTCTTCTATAGACATTACTGTTGTATCTGCTATACTAGCAACTTTATTTGTGCTTTCTTCAAAATCTCCAGCAAACTTAGTTAGTGCAGCTCCTGCTCCTAAAAGGGGTACCGTTACAAAGGTAGTAATAGTAGATCCTGTCGACTTCATAGCTCCACCAAGAGCATCTATTCTCTTTGAAGCTGACTCTGATTTATCAGCAAATATTTTAAGGTCTTTACCTGCTGTTTTAAGTGCCCTTGACCATGGATCTGTATTAAGTTCTAGTGCTGAAAATACTGTTCCAGCATTTATAGCCATTTTCTCACCTACCTTTAAAAAAAGAAAAAGCACCCTTTCGGATGCTTTAAAGATAATATTTATAATTAATGAAATTTGACATTTTAACACTATAGGAAAGCAACCTTAAACTTGTTAAGAGTGCTTTGTCATAAATTCTATTAACGATTTATTGTTTTTAAGTTTTTGCTTAGTTTTACTTTTCCATTTGGGCTTCTTACCTTCTTTTATCTCATATTGAATATATAGACATGCTTCATCAAAACAGTATGCTATATATTCATCATCAATATTTAAAATCTTAGAAGGCCTTTCATTGTAATAATTACTTAGACTTATTATCCTTAGAACCTGTTCTGTCTGTACGAAAGTGTTCTAAAGCTCTTACTCCTCTTTGGCTGTAATTTAATAGTGCTATTAACTGTTCATCAGTAAGTTCTAGCCCAATTTTTTCTAATTCATTATAAGAAGGTTCAACTAGAGTATCCTTGGCTATAACCCTAGCTACTTCATAAATTTCTGTAATGCTAGTTTTTTCATCTACACTTTGAGTAAATACTTTTTGTGCTGCTCCAAGTAAACCATTAGGAATCTTACCTTGTGCAGCAAGACCTAACATTGATACTCTTTTTACCCTTGCTACAAAGGGTTCTTCGTCCCATCCTGGTAATTCAACTATTTCTCCCTTAGCTTTTTCTTTCAATTTATCTAAACTAGTTATTTGCATATTATCCCTCCAATTATATTGCTGGTAATGTATCTAAAAATTCTATTGCTACAGGCTTTTCACCTGATTTTGATCGTGATTCTGCCTTAAGCTCTGGTACATAGAATTCTCCATCTTTTAAAGTAAATTCTACTGGTTTACCTTTGCAATGCTTAAAGATGAATTTTGCATATTTAACAGTATCACCAGATTCATCCTTTTCCTCGGTATAAACATTTAGAGTAAATTTAGTTCTACTCACTGTTTTACCTGATTCTGGACCTTCATATTTTACTACCTTGTCTGTCTCGACATCATCATAAGTAAGTGTACCACCATCTATCAAAGCTAATAACTCTGGTATTAAAGTATTATCTTTAAATGTTAAATCATACCCTACAACAATATCTTCTGTTCTATCTATAGCTAGAATTTGATTTTTAACTCTAAGGATATTTTCCTGTCCTTCACTTACATGGGGCTCAACACTTGCTTCATCTGCTGTTTCAAAGACATAAGTTTGTGGTGTGGTTTCTTCTGTTACTATTTCAGTTCTAACTATATTGACTAAGGTCATTCCTTCTAAAAGTGGCATAAATAATCACTCCCTATATTTTTTTGTGAACAATATATTCAATACTTGTTGTGTAAGCATTTCTGTCAACATCAATTATCACTGGTGTTTCATTGCCAGTTTTTCTGATAAATTTTAATTTATTCATGGATGTCTTTATTTGGCTCTTATAACTTTCTATTTCTAAATATTTAGTTTTAGGATAAAAAATAATAAGGTCAATTATCTTATAACCAACCTTATTAGTTCCTGCTATTGGGCTTTGTATATCACTCTTGAGAACTATATAAGGGTCTTCACATTTTCCTCTTTTAATTCCAGGAGGGTATACTTCAAAACCATCATTTTTAAGATTTAGCATTACTTCTTGCAAAAGATTCAAACTATCACCTACTTTTTATTTAAGAGCCCTTCCATACCTTTTAATATTTCTGGAGTCATTTTTTTGACTGTAGGATAAAGAATAGCATTTTTCTTTTCATTAGCAAACTCTAAATATGGTGAATAATTCTTGTTACCAGCAACATAAGAATAACATTTACTTCCTTGCCATTCATAACCACCCTCAATAGTTTGTCTTGCTTGTCCTGACCTATCAACCCATGGAGCATTTTTCTTTGCATGTGCCTCCATCTTTTTCCCAGCACTATCAGCATAAACTCCAACAGCTGCCTTCATTTTTATTTCAGCTTCTACTAAACCTTTTAATGCTCCTGCTATATCTATTTTAAAGCCCATAAAATCACGCCCTTTCTATGAGCATGTCAAGATAAATATCATTATTGTTTCCTAAATCTTGAATAATATATCTATTACCTTTAAGCACAAAAGAATCACCTTCTTTGATTAACTGAGCATTATCATCAAATACAACCATAAAATATTCCTTCTTGTTGTTTTTTATGATTCCACCATCACCTGCTGATAAGCTAATAGACGTATTCCCTTTATGATATAATCCTTCTATTATGCAAATATCTATAAATTCTCCAGAAGGTTGGTTGAATTGATCTAATTCTTCTCTTTTAACCGTTACTGTCTCAGGAAGCTTTTGTATAGCCTTAGCTATTCTTCTTTTTATCTTTTCTTTATTTATCACAATTCATCAG